TCAAATAACATTAAAATTGCACTGCTGCGTCACCCCGTCTGCCGTGACGCTGATATGTCCATGCCTTACCACAGGTTCCGGCGGCAGCCCCTGCACATCGATGAGCCAGCCGCGGCCTTTAGGGTCGAGGCGCGGTTCCGACACGGCGATCACGTCACGGCCGGTGGTGACCACGGTAGGCTTGTCTTTGCAGCGGGCCAACACCGTGTAGTTTTCACCTGCTGCCATGTTCTTGCTGCTAGTATCAAGAGTCAGTCCAACGATGGCCGGGGCAGCGGTTGCGGCAAAATCCTTGTAGCTGTAGTTGAGATCGACGCGCCCGCTGATGCCTGGCAGGCTACCGCTGCTGCTGTACTGCCACATATCGTACTTGCCGGTATAAGTCACTTTGCTATTGTACTGAGCCAGCCAGAACGTCCATTTGCTGAGCTGCGCCATATCAAGCCGATTGACGGCCCAATCCTTGTTGGCGTAAACCCCGGCGGTGTACCCGGCAGCGGTGACGCGCTCGCAGAAGATGCGGCAAATGTCAGTTGCCATCTGTTTGCTAATGCCGCCGCGCTTTGATTTGTAGCCGTCCGCATCTTCCATATCGATGTATACCGGGTAGGTGGGTTTCAGCCCTTTGAGCAACCGCAGAGCGTGGGCCGCCTCGCTTTCGGCTTCGGCTATATTCATCGCGTAGCTGTACAGATACGTGCCCCACGGGATGTTCAGCCGACTGCATTCGGATACATTGTGCGCCCACTGCTTGTCGTCCTGACTTGCCATATCGCTGCCATAGCCGCAGCGCAGAATGGCGAAATCGATATTGCCCTTTAGTTTGTCCCAGTCGACGCGACCGTTGGCGTTGCTTACGTCGATACCTTTAAGCATCAATGCTCAACTCCTCCTTAATTTCACTGATCTGTTCCATCGTTAGCTTTGGGTAGTCAGCGATAATATTTTCAAAGGATTCCTTGGTATCCAACCGCCGCTTGATCGTGCGGCAAGCGATCTGTAATAATACGGTCATCATACCTCACCTCCAAACGCGAGTGCAGTCATAGCATCCTCCAGAGCAGCAATGCGGTCGCCCTGCGTGGCAGCATCCGCTTCGGCCTGCGCCGCCCGTTCCTGATCCGCGAGTATTGCGGCGATATGATTTTGTGCGCTCTCCTCGATTGTGGTGCCGGGGTTTGGGTGAAATTCCTCCTGTACAATCCAGTCTCTGCCGTGCTCGTCTAAGATTACGTAGCCCTTTTCCGTTACTCGGTATGTCATAAAGTCCCTCCTATGTCATTGTGCCGCCCGTGCGAGTGTCCATTGTGTGCCATCGCCAATGTAGAGCGCGGGGAAAGTGATATCGCCATCAGAAAATAGCATTACATCTTTAAAATAGGCTTTTACAGCACTTATCAGTTTTGTCGCCAGCAGATTTGCTGATAAATCTGTATTTTTGCCCGGTTGATACAAAACCACTGTCGGATTGTCAGGGTATTGTTTAGCGGTCAACATTAGTTTTTCAACGATTGATGCCTGTCCGCCCCTCCAACCGGACATGACATAAACCACATTACCAACCAAAGCACACGTAGGGCGATCTTGAACATGCGGCATATCAGCTAACGCACGATAGGTGTTAGATAAATAATTATAAGCGATTGTAGATGCTGTACCATATCCACCAATTCCACCGCCAGACATAAATATTTCATTTCCAACAACCGCACATCCCGAAGTTGTTCTTGCATTTGGTAGAGTTGCAAGACTTGTATAGGTATTTGTAATCGGATTATATGAAACCGCAGTATTGGTAACAAGCGAACCATCAGAAGTACTCATAGCTCCGCCGAAAATGTAAATTATACTATTTATAACTGCACAGATAGCGCCATATCTTCCAACGCTTAAAGAGGCGATAGCGGTGTAAGTATCGTTGGCTGGGCTATAGACGTATGCAGTATTGACCACGGTTGAACCGTTTGTCCCCCCAAAAAGATAAATCTTGCCATCGACGGCTGCACAAGCCATCCCGAATTTAACTGTGGGCATAGATTTTATTATGCTATAAGTATTGGTGGTCGGATTATAAACATAGGCAGCATTTAGCGCATTCGCGCTTGTAGTTGTCCCCCCAAATAGATAAATCTTGCCTCCGACCTCTGCGCAGCTACCCCAATTTATCACCGCTGGTAAATTTGCGAGCGTCCTGTATGTGTCAGTAGTCGGATTATATGCAATCGCCATATTGGTGACGGTAACACTTCCTCCAGATACATAGGTCTGCCCACCAAACATATAAATCTCGCCATTATAAAAAACCGACATAGGCGTATAATATGATGCTATTGGCGCTGTCGCTTGCGAAGGGTTTTGCCATCCCTCTGCCGTCCAAATCCAATCATCAAACACAATTTTTTTAGGTTTTATGGTGGTGTCGGTCTTTAGCCAAATCCCCGTTTTGCTCGTCGGCTCTGTCGGCTGGCAAAAGACGTTGTAAGTTACCTTGTCCCCGCCAGCCGTATTAAAACCCAGCCGTGTACCATCCCAATACACTCCGGTCACCCAGCAGCCCGCCTTGAACAGACCCCCAGGCAATGGCTCGCCGTTTTGCAGCACCGCCGTGACCGGATTGCCGTTGACCGTCCACGTGTCACCGTCGGCAAGGTCAGCCGTGGCTAAAAAGGATATGTTATTCCCGCTGCCAGCGAGGTCGTGTGCTGTGTCGGTTTTGGTGTGGGTGTAGGTGGAGATGTGGGCGGTGCCGTCGGCCTTATGGTCGTTGATCAGGTTTAAAAGGTTCCCAGCTTCATCTTCGCCGAGAATGTCTTTGACTCCAGCAAACCAGGCATCAAAATCCGCTTTCTGCCCATCACTCCACTCAGTAAACCCTGCTTCGTTTACCGAGCGAAAACGCTGTAAATCTGATTGAATTTGGTTGTACAGTGTAGTTGTGTCAACCTGATCAATCACGCCGGTGACTATGCCGCAAACCGCTGTATCGAGCCGAGTATCGGTGATCAGCGTCTGCGTGATCGCCGTAGTGCCTGCCGGGATACTGATCTCGGCAAGCTTTAAATCGTACTGCTCTATACCACGCACTATCTCTGGCGCTGAGGGGTTGCTTGCAAATGCTCCCTGCAGCACCTGTGCGGTGATCGTCCGTTCATTGACATTCCAGCGCAGCACAACCGTATCTTTGCGGTGCAATACGCCGTCAGCATTAGCAATAGGCAAGGTAATGGGTGCATCATTGCGGTAGTAATAGCCGTTGATCCAAGCTTTCCCCGCGGGCAGCACGACAGACATATTTCCCCCGCCGGTAATGGTTAGTTCGCCGTTATAAACGCCATTGCTTATAAAGCTGGATACCCATTTTGCAAGCCAATCTGTTTTGTATTGGCGGTCATGATTGACGCTCCTAAAAAATCCGCTTGTTTCGGCCATTAAACATCATCTCCTAAATCCAAAGTTTCCGGCAGCGGAGTACCACACACCGGTGTAATCGTTACAACACTGTTTTCATATACCTCTTCCACTTCCGTGATTCGTCGATTGAGCAATATTCCCCACTTTTCAAAGCTGACGATGTTGCCCAAATTCCAATCCGTGATGTACTCAAAGTTCGCCGTGGATACGGCAGCAGCTTCAAAACTTTCAGACCGCGCCGCCTCCGCAAGTTTTTCAAGGCCCCGCTGGGTGAGCTGCGCCCGATACTGCGCATCGGTCAGTTCGCCCTTTTGCAGGTCGCGGGCATCTACCCACATTTCCCGGCGCGGCTCTCCGCCCGTCTGGTCTACCTCAATGATGACGCGGGCGCTTCCCTCGCCCTCACCGGCAACATAGGCATAGTTTTTAAATGCCTGCTCGTTGTAGGTATACTGAGGGCCTGTGATATTACCAAACTCGTCACTAAATAACACATAAGGCCCGGTGGTTTGTATCACACTCTTATCTGATCCTTTGTAAACCTCAAATACCCATTGGCGGCCCGGTACGTCCAGCCGTGCGATATAACCAAAGCCGGACGCTTTAGCAAGTGCTGTCAGCGTGGTCTGCACATTTTTCCCGGTTGCCTGAAAGGCACAGGTTTCAGGGTATCCCTGCGCCACGCCGAGCGTGAGGTTAGCAATCGGACGGGCAGTGATTGCGTTGTCGGATACGACTTTGCGCATCCCTATTTCCACGGTGCCGCTGTAATTGATTGTTGGTGTAATGATCCGCTGGCAGAGTAGGCAAGATCCCATGCGCCCGGTGACGGTGATTTCTTCGTCGCCCGCCGTGGATTCCCCGACAACGACGCCCTCAATGATCCCGGCTTCCCTTCGGTCAAGCCGGTGGATGATGTTGCCCTGGGCTAGCGTCTCCAGATTGTCAGCAGTGGCCGCGCAATGCAGCTCAAATTCCCCGGGCTCAAAATACTTCCGACGCCATCTCAGGGACGAAAAGCAATCAACCACGCCGACGCTCACAATATCCGGGCTGTAAATCAGTAAATCCATATCACACCCCCCAATAGGCTTGCATGTGGATGATGCTCACGTTAAGATTGTCGATACCGCTCTCTGCATCATACCGGTACAAATTATCCCCCGGGTAAGCTTGCAGCCATACAGGGGGATACGCCATATAATTGTTGATATTGGTAGTCATGCCGCCGCTGGTCAGTTTCACACGCTTGTTTCCGGTTCCGGTGGTGATTGTCACCGTGTCACCTGAGTGCATGGTGAGATTTAATTTCATCAGCTCCTGCCGGTCTATGTTGTATAGCGACGGGTTTACCACCTCTCCGGTGGCCATAAACTTAACCTTAAGGCCTTGCGTGACGTTGCTGCCGTTGTACACGTTACCGATCAGAGTGTTTACCTTGCGAGTGAGTTCAAACGGCTCTTCGGTGATTTCCAAATCCCACTCGATCAGCCCCTCCCATGAGGCGAGTTCTGTGAGCTGCTCGTCAAGATCGTACCATTTGGGATCGGGGCAAAGCAGTGATACAGTGATATTTTTTAACACGCCATTCCCGCTCGGTTCTACGCTTTCTACGTAATACCCAGCTTTTCGGGATATGCCGCTGTCCTCATATCGGATTTCTCCCGCCGCGCGTGGCTGGAAAAACTGGTAAAGTCGGTTACGCTGATCGACGTAATCGTCCTTGCGTACGTCCAGCACAATAACGATGTTGCGTACATCTGCAGTAGCTCCGGTATACGTTGCCCCATCCTGCCCATTACTTTTGGAGGTGGTCACGGTAAAATCAGCGCCGATGCCCGTTATGGACTTTACCCATATTGGAGCAAACCATCCAAATTTAAGCCGCTCCCCGTTTTGATTAATACAGGTAATTACCATGGCATTACCTCCTAACGATCAACGCCAGTTGCTGCGCGTTTTTGCGATTTACGCGATTGACGGTCGCAGGTGTCGGCGCCGCGGGACTGTAATAGTTGCTGGTGTAGTTGACAACGGGGGTTAATGCACCACTGATTCCGCCCGCGGTTGCTAGGGCTGGTGATATTGTTGATGGTATATTCACTGGTGATTTCATTTCGCTGGCAAGGGTATATAAAGCGTCCGTTACTTTGTGACGATTGTTTAATATGCCCTTAGCCAAGTTATCCATCATATCCGGCATCCAAGTCATCTCATCTTTCAACGGTCCCTCCTCCGGTACGGAATGCCCAAGCATTTTCTTTATGGATTTACCAACATTCGATGCTGCTTCTTTCAGGTCTGATAATTTTTCCTTTATTCCATCAATAAAATTTTGAATCATATCTCGCCCCCAAGCGGAAGCCTGATCCGGCAAACTTTGAATCCAGTTCACTGCACTGGTAAAACCGCTTTTAATATTTTGGCCTGCCGCATCGGCCCACGCTCTAAATTGCGGATTTTTATCATATAGGAGTTTGAGCGCTCCTGCCACCGGGTTTAAAAGGAATAGCGGGATATATGACCAATTATCTTTTATAAAAGCTGTTGCAGAAGCCGCTGTTGATCTGATGTTATCCCATGTATTATACCAAAACTGCCGAAATTCTTCACTTTTATTCCACAACAAAATAAATGCAGTTACAAGGGTTCCAAATCCTAAAACAATCCACCCAATAGGCGTCGCAACAAAAGCTGCATTTAATAGTAATTGCGCAGCGGTAGCGCCTTTGCTGGCAACCGCTGCCGCTGTCTGCGCTGCATTATTTGCTAATGTCATGGCAGTATTTTTTACTGTGGCAGCGCTTAGAGCAATGGTTGCCAGCTTTGTACTTCCTTGTGCCGCCGTCAGCGCAACCTGCCCGGCCGCTAATCCCTCCGCACGAATTGCCGCGATCACCAATTGTGCATTATGAGCGCCTTGAACAATTGCTGCTGCGGCAACTGCCGTTTTCCACGCTACCATAGCACCGGTTGCAATTAATAATACAGTTGTCAGTGTACCCCCGTTTGCAATTATCCAAGATGTGGTATTTATGACTGGTGTTAGATCAACGTTTTTCGCCGCGTTCGCCGCCGATTGAATGGATGGCATAAATTGAGACAACAAGGTACCCGCGGCAGCGGTAGCCGATTGTTTGAGTTGCCCTATCGTGTCACCAAAATCATCAAGAGCTGATACAGTATCGCCTGACATAACCGCTCCGGTATCGTTAGCTTGCTTTGCGAGATCGGCAAGTTGATCTGTACCAGCGGAAATCAGTGGATTCAGATCAGCGGCGGATTTCCCAAAAATATTCATTGCGATGGCGTTTCGCTCGGTCTCATTTCCGACTCGCCCCAGCGCTCCAAACGCTTCCATCATGACAGTTTGTGCATCCCGTAAGTTTCCATTACTGTCAGTAACAGATATACCGAGCGCCTTAAATGCTTCTGCTTGCGTTTTCGTTCCTTTCGCAGCGCTTTGCATATTTTTAGTCAGCTTCATCTGCGCGCCGGTAATCGTTTCGATTGATGTGCCTAGCGTATCTCCGACATATTGCCATGTCTGGATTTGCTCGGCGCTCATTCCAGTCTGGTCAGCCAACTGCTGGATACTGTCGGCTGCGTCCAGCGCCCCAGTAGCGAGGTCTTTAAATCCTCCTGCAATTTTTTTAATCCCGCTGACAATAAAATCTCCAATTACATTAGCTTTTAAGATATCGCCAAACGATAAAGACTTTTTACCCGCATCATCGACAGCTTCTCCGAAATCTTTCATTCCGTCTGCCGCGTCATCGGACATTGTATCAGCGCGATCAAGAACATCGTTATTGTCTTTGAGTTGCCGTTCCATTTTATTAAGGTCTGCGGTGGCCTTGTTTACGGCTTGTTGCCAGCCTTGTGTTACTTTATCATTTTCGCCGTACTTATCGGCCGCGGCGGTAAGGCCGTCCCGTAATAGGTCGAGTTTTTGCTTCTGCGCTTCAATTTGCTTTGTGAGAACTTTGTTTTGCGCAGTCAAATTTTCCTGTGACTGATCATTTTTATCAAACGCGGAAGTGACAGCCTGCATTTCGGTCGCAAGGGTTTTTTGTAAGGTAATATTCGATTGAATTTGCTTTCTGTATTCTGCTTCGCCCTCAATGCCTATACGCGGCCCAATATCGAATCCCATTTATCCACCTTCCTTGTACTATATGTTGTAAAAATTGCCAATTGATGGTATTATTAAAAAAAATAATCAGGAGGGATTTTTGTGGAAGGTAATGAAAAAACAAAGAAAAAAGGCGGATGTCTAAAGTTTGGCGGTATAGCACTTGTTGCCATTATCGCCATTGGAATAATTGGTTCAGTGCTCGGCGGAAATGATAATAAACCGGCATCCAACACTCCATCAAAAGCATCCACTTCATCTACGCAAGAATCTAAGGCAACCACTTTGGAGCCATACTCAATTAGTCTATCCAGCGGCCATTATACAGCAGGCATTGACATCCCAGCAGGGACCTATAATGTCACTGCTGTAAATGGTGCGGGTAATGTTTCTTCAACAAACATGTATTCCGGAGGCATGAACTCAATCATGGCTCCAAAGGCTGACGATCTTCATATTGCAGAGTTCAAAAATTTAAAATTGCCAGAAGGAGAAACTTTATCTGTTTCCGGCGTAACAATCAAACTTGATTCTGACGGAGTAGACAAAAGTAATATTTCTGAACGTGCTGGAAACACCGCAAAAGAAATCACATTGTCGGACGGAAATTACACTGCAGGAAAAGATTTCGAATCTGGAACATATGATATTTCATGGGTTAAAGGATCCGGGAACGTAGCTTCTGACAATATGTTCGCGGGTGGTCTAAATGTTATCATCGGGGAAAAAGAAGATAGTTTGCACATTACCAAGTTTGAAAACGCAAGTTTTGAAAAAGATAACACCTTAACCATTTCTGGTGTCACCATTAAATTGATACCAAGCAAATAATTAAAGCCACTTTGGAACACCCTGTGAGCGGCGATATTCTTTACCATTGATAACACGCATATTCGGATCTTGCCATGCTAAAAAGTCAAAGAGTGTCTCAATGTTTGCTTCATCGAGATCTTTTATATTCCAGAAAAATTCGTTTGCGAGCTTTCGGTAAAGCCCTATGATAATTTTTTCGGGTTCTTCATCAGACGGGGCGTTTTGCACGCCCCGTCTCAGTTTTTTTCCACTACCCCCGTAATTCCCTTCATAATTTTCTGCATTTGTTCTTCGATTTCTTCATTTGTAAGTGCTTTTTCCAACTCATCCGCAGTAAATTTTCTGCTATACACTTCACAAATAAGATTCAGTTTTCTGATAGCTAAATCATCAGCAACCTGATATATTCTGCTAACTTGATCAATGTCGTTTTCATCCATGTTTTCGGCGACCTTAACCGCATCTATGGCAGCCTTGTTGATTGCAAACGCTTCTCTGGACTGCCAAGCAGTGATTCTTCCTGTGGTGTACAATTTATCGCCAATCTGCAAAGTAAGAGTTTTCATAAAAACCTCCAATAATTTTAGATTCCTTGCGCTCGTGCACGCGCAGAGTCATATTTAAGGCTCCCTTTTTGCAGGGAGCCTTTGCTTATGCTGTGGTGAATGTGATAACGCGATCTTTGATCGTCTGCCCAAATACATCCGTAACCTGCGCAATTACAAGAGCATGTTCAGACGCCGCGGCCAGCGGAATTGATGGAGCAATTGTTACAATTTTTTTGGTGCTGTCAAATGTGATCGCAGCTTCCACCGGAGCCAAATCCGGCCCCATCAGCAAAGCAGAAATGCTATTGACAGCATTGTTAAACGTCAGCGATGCCGTTACATCAACCGCCACGCCCGTTGCATTATCGGCCGGTACGCTTGACTCCAGAGCGAGGATAGCGGGCGGTGTGGAAGTATCGGGGGTTTGAGTCTGCATAAACCAACCATTGGGACTGAAATTTTCATCGGTGGTTTCTCCGAATATCCTTTTCAATCCCTGCATTATGCCATCAATAAGCCATTGATGTGTTGTGACAACCGCAGTGTATGTCATTTGGTATGTGCGCACATCAACACTGTTACTTTGTGATGCTGCTTCTTCCGCTCCCCCCGAAAAGTTACCTTTGCTGTACTGATAATATCGGTAATCTTCAGGCCCCTTATTGTAGCGAAAAGAAAGTGCACAATAGGGTGGATTTGGTTTTCCCGTGTCCAGCACCCTACCTGTTGCGGCATCGTAAGGCTTCCCCAGAAGCTTTGCGGCCAGTCTGGCCGGTACACCGGAAAATGTGCATGTAAGCGGGGTCGTTCCTTCTGTTACATAGTTAAAACCGGCCACATTATCGTAGTATGTCGGGGTTGTCTCAATCTCCGGCTCTCCGGCAATTTCGGCAACGGGAGCCAGATATTCCGGGGTTTCTGTGCGGTAGTTATCTAAACTATCTTCGATAATGACCGCTACATGTACATTGTCAACACCTACGAATTCTCCATATTTCTTGTCCAATCATCATCCCTCATTTCATGATTTTTTCTGTCTCTTCATCGATCACGCGACCCATTTCAGCCTGGGCCGCTTTTTTTGTTGCTTTCACGGCCGTACGTACAAACGGCCGGCCCTTGATTCCACGATAAGGGGATCCGGATTCGATTACTCTGGCCTTCAGCTTATTTGCCACGCCTTTTCTGTCGTAACCATGGAAGCCGACTTTCATGTTCAGATTTCCGTCTTTGTCGCGGCTGAGTGGTGTGATGCCGAGCGACTTTTCCATGTCTCCGGTAGATTCGCCAGACAAAACCTCGTGCAGATTACTTCTGATTTTGTCAGCAACAATATTTGTCCCAGCCGCAATTGCCTTTTCTGCTATCGCATCTGAGGCAGCTCCCAGCTTAGCCAATTTCAGGGCATATTCATCCATACCTTTAATCGTCATTTTAGCCATTGCTTTTTCTCCTGACATATGCGAGTTCAATGATTGATACCGCGTACCCGGTATCATCAATGTTGCCTGCATCAAAAGCCCCATCCGGCGCAAAAAACTCACTCGATCGCAAAGCATCGATGATTTGAAATACCCGCGCCTGTACTCTTGAGCGGGATTCAGCATTATCGAGCAGACATTCACGATAATAATACCGGACGGTGATTCTGCAGTCGCTTACCTGTATTTCATTGTCCGCGGAAAGCAATGGAGAGTCACCGTTAAGTGTATAAACAATATACTCCTCGGAGTTATCCGAATCAGCTTTGCGCTGCCAGTAGGCATGTATTCCATTAGCATAAAACAGATTATCCAACTCCGTCTGGATCAGCTGCAAAGGATTCATTTTCCCTCATACCTCCTGACGCGGAATTCCATAAACTGATTTTCCTCGCTTACATTGTCAACACCGCTCCAAAGTTCATAGATATTCGGATTGTTTTTGTCTGGTGCACCATTTTTCAGGGCCTCCGAATCATTGTTTTTCACGGCCACGACCTGCACAGTGCGAAGTTTTTCATAAATTCCCGGATGGTAAAACGTGCGGACGGTCGCGGAATCTTTGACTCCGAGGGCCTGCGCCGCCGTTACCCGATCGCCAAAAGCGCCTTTCCATTCGCAGTACAGCATTCCCGCATCGGCCCATGTCGAACTCTGCCCTTGTCCGGAAACATACGTCGTTTCTTTGGCATAAAACCGCACCGGTGTTGTCGGGTTAAATTTAAGCACCGCCAGACCTCCCTTGTGCAATCAGCGAAATAATAACGGGGTGATTTGTGAGCAGCGCAGGGTCGGTAGACTGTGCCATTTTGCAATACAGAATAATGGCTTCGACAGCATCCGGAGAGGGCGAGGCGGGATCTATGATCCACCCCCCACCTCTAAAAATTGCCACGGCGCCGTCAATCATCCCCTGAACTTCCGTGTTTTTTTCCGGCGTAGAGTAAAATACCCCAATACGGGGTTTTACCTGATCAATCAGCGCCATGCTTCATTCCTCCATTAACCGCCCGCCGCGGCGCCCTTTTTCACGATAATAACGCCGGCCGCATCCAGCAGTTTGCCATCGTTGATCAGGATCGCCTTATCGACCCACTGATTGGTGTCGTGATCCAGCCAGCGGTACATGGCCATCTGCATATTGCTGTTGATCACGTAATTGGAGAGATCAACAAATACCGCGACAACGTCGCCCGTGGCGGCCGTATCGTAGCCTTTAATGATATCCTCTTCCACTTCAATGACTTCTTTCCCGCCAAAACGATACGCGGGGCCATCTGCAATGCCGTAGTTCACGCGGCCGATGGGCTGCCCGGTAGTATCAACCATACCGTCAATGTAACCGTCAAACGTTCCCGCGCCCATGAAAATGCTGTAATTTCTGTATGCCAGAGGCACTTTAGCAAACACTTTCTTTTTCCACGACTCCCAAGACGCAAATTCGTCTGGGGTAAGCGTGATTTTCTGTTCCGCCAACACACGGGTATCCACCAGAATTCCAAGCTGTTCACCCGATCCGGTGCCGTTAAAGGTTTCAATCTCCACTTTTGTGATCATTGCTTCGGTGATCAGCGGCGCGATTTCAGTTTCAAACTGCGTCAGGGTAACGATAGATGCCAGCAAGGACGTAGCCACTCTGCATTCTAACCCAAAGTAGGAAAAACTGATATGCGTATTTACTGTGATCTTCTGCCGATCAGAAACCGCAGCCTCGGTGATGCGCGTCGCAGTGGGCTTTAACGACAGGATGGGTACCTGCACGCCGCCCTGAATGTTTATTTTACGCACCCGGGAATAAATCTGGCCCCTCACCTTCATTTGCTTGATGATCTCGTTCATGATCGTGGTCGGAATCACGGAGGCCGCATCAGCAACCCCAGAAAATGTATCTGCCCTATACTCCGCGGGGACGGGAGTACCGCGCACACAATACTCCATAAATGCTTTGCGGTATTCCAGAGTATCATACTTATCTTCGTAAGTGCTTCTGCCCTCCGGAGCATTGGGAGCAGTGGCCCCCGCGATCACCATGCCCGGAACCTGGCCATTCACAGCGCGAGTGCGTAAGCTCTGGCCGTTTTCGTCCAGCCCAGCAGGATTATTGGGATTCGGTTCGGAATCATCCGGCATTTCATCGGCCATCTCCTGCAGGCTGCGGATTTCCTCGTTGAGCTGATCCAGATCAGCATTAATGGAACGCAGCGTTGCCACGTCCTCACAAGCCTCCGACTTTTTGATCAGGGCTGCTTTCCTTTCGTTCTTCTTGGCGATAAGAGCCAGAAGTTTCTTTTTGTTCATGTGTTATACCTTCCCTTTCAGTAATATTTTTTGTTTCAGAATTTCGCACTCGCGCAAGCTATCCAGCCGCCTCTTCTCACTGTCCAGTAATTCAAGGCTGCGAGCATATACAGATGTGGTATCGTAAAACGGCGTATCCACAACCGATACATCCCACAGTTTGTCAATTCGGGTTACCGTGCGGGTGGTTTCTTTTTCTCCAAATGACCAGGTATCCCCGCCGGCAGGTACAGTAAAGGCGAAACTCATTTTATCAATGAGCCCCGCCTGAATTCCCGCATAAAGATCCCTGTTACTTTGCGTATCCAGCAAATCCGCTTGAATCAGCAGCCCTTTTTCATCCACAATCAGGCGGAGGGATTTATTTCTGGTTCGCGCCATCACCATAACGTTATCATTGTGGTTATACCGCAATGGGACATCTTTCATGTCGGTTCCATCCAGCGCCCCGCGCTTGATGGTTTCAGTAAATCCGCCGTGCGTAGCCGGTGTATCAAAAACAATTGCATATCCCTCGATGGTCATGGTATTTCCATCGCCCACCGCCCGCATTTCAATCAGGCGCAGCTCATATTTATTCTTCTCCATCTGTTTTTTCTCCTCCCGTCACGCCTGCCTGTGCAAGCTGATACCGATCAATCAGATCTGTGTTCATATAATTGAGACTCTGGATTCTTCGGTTTCCACCTTCGAAAGGCTCTAACCCGTACATGTCCGCAATTTGGTTTAACATCATCAGCCCCGTGTTTGTTGCCAATGTTGCAAGCTCATTTTTTGCAGCATGATCCATATAATTGATTTTGCTGTAATAGCATCTCACCCGATGCCCCACGTCAAGTTCTCGCTGCGTATACAAGCAAGCCGTAGTAGCCTGTTCAAACTGGACTATAAAATCTTCAATGGCTGTTTGGTAAAACGCGCTGTGCTGCTCGCCGTCGTAATCTCCAGACAGGATCGCCGCGGATATGCCGTACCGCTCCTGCAGCACGGCTTTCAAAAACTTCATGGCCGATTCTGGGATTTCCGGCGTGTTGATATTTACCGGCGTAAAGTCCCCCGCAAGATCCGTCGCGGCAATCCCTGCTTTGCTGGTAAATATATGACTCTCGAAATCATCCCTTGCGTTTTTTAACTGATCACTGCCAACAACACCGGCCGAGTGAAAAACACCTTTTATCTGCAGGCTGGCCTCTATGCTTTTTGGCAACCCCTGAATTGTCTTATCCAGCGCATCGATTGTACGAATAATGTCATAGTCATTGGCAAGTCCGTTATCATCCCCGCCCCCTACGATAAGATTTGTCCCCCGGCGCCAGCGGAGATGGATCAGATCCGCATACGGGATCGTATAGCTGGATCCGTCGTTAAAATCCATCTTGATTTCCCATACCTGGCCATTGTCGCCGGTCCCGATATACACCGCGGAGGGATTCAGGGGATAAAGTGCAATATACCGCCGAAACTGGCGGCCCATCGCATCTATTACGGTGATATACTGCGGATAAATAAAAGCATTCCGGTTTTTTCGGCGCAGCCATTCGACGCTGCTCAAAAAGTCGCTTGTCGTTTGCAAAGGATTAGGTTTAAATCGCATCAGGCGCGTGATATCGTCATTTTGCACCTGCAGGGTATCTCCGCTCTGCACGATACTTTTCACTTCGATTTTACTTATCTCCGACGCGACCCGGTCAATTGCATTGTTTACAAAATCGGACAGATAGATATCACGCCCGAAGGAAGTGAAAACCGGCTGACTATCGGCAAGCCAAGCCGCATATTTTTCACGGCCAGACTTCCCGAACACTCCTCTTAAATAATTCCAAACGCCCAATATATCACCCGCCTATCAGTTTTAAAAATTCCGACTTATACCATTCAAAGACGGCGTAGCAGTCAATCGCTGCCGCGCCGCCGTCGATTCTGTGTGTGGTTTTGAGTTTGCAGGGTTGAATCCGCTCCGCATTATCCGGCTTGATGCCCATGTTACGGAAGCACCAGAAATCCCCATAGCGGTTATTGTAATTCACCAACTTATGCCGCATGTCGGATTCCAACCGCCGCATCGGGTTGTTCAGGCACTTCGCATCCTGTGGCACGTTCACCGTTTCGGAATCTTTTCCGAAATACTCTTCATAGCGTCGCAGATAATCCTTTGCAAATCGGTTATCATAACCAGATTTATACGGGATCAGACCGAAATCCTGATACAAGGACCATTGCCAGTCGGCAACGATGGAGCTGTCCACGCTGCTGCCTTTTACGATGGTCAAATATCCATCACGCGCCCACTGCTCATAGTCGGCATCATCAGGGCTGTTTTTCAGCTTTTCTTCCGGTATCCAGTAATGAGACCAAAAATACACCATCGGATCACCCGGTTTCATGAGCAGCAGCTTTGATGCACAAAGATCGGTGGTTTCCGCAAAGTCGTTCCCAGCAATATAATAAGAGCCCCGGAAATCCTCAATTTTAAACGTGGCTGGATTGATGATTTCAGCATCCTGCAGCCACGCCGCACCGCCGGCTTGCTTGATATTAAAATCCTTCGCCAGCACAAAAGCGCGGGTGGCGGAATTAGTTTTTGCCTCCTCCACCATCTGACGCAGGAACGACCATTTTTTGATGGTTCCTAAATCAGGATTGCTTTTCACCCATGTTTTTTCGTCTTGCCATATTTCTACTTCGCTGTCCTGCGTGAAAAGCCAGATAAGCCAGCGGCGACGCAGCAGTTCTCCCTTTAATACCTGCCGTGCTTCTTTTAAGCGTTCGTCCAGATATCCGCTATCCGTAAATCCCTCTGTGGTGATCTCAAAATACAGCGGCTCATCTTGTGTGGAAAGGGCCTGACGAATTGGCATAACAGAGGAATTATCTTTTAACTCGTGTACTTCATCAGCTGCACCAACCTTAATATTTTTACCTTCCTTGGCACCTGTTTTGGCAGAAATCTTTTTGATATTCCCTTTGTTCTGATAGCTGAATTTTCCGCGCTTTTTCGGTTTTTTGGGATTACCAAAAAATATGCCCTTAATATTTTTTCGCGTTACCTTTTCTAATGCCGGACTTTCTTCGCGCATAGCGTTGATCGCATCAAACATCAGGGCAGCCTGATCGTAATCGTTGGAAGAGCAGAGCGCTTTTGTTCCCAATTCTCCGCAGAAAAATTCAGCCAGAATCAACGCAGCGACAAACGGTGTTTTGCCACACTTACGGGAAACCATCATCAACGCTTCTTGATAGAGTCTAACCCATCGGCCCAATTCATCATCGAAAATCTTGAAACTGTATAGAGCTTCTACAAAGGCTTTTTGGCGCAGGGTTAAAATAAAAGGCTTCCCCGCAAAGGGAGCCTCATAATGTCGGCAATGCGTCTCGATGAATTTTATTCTCTTATGCGCATCTTCGGTTTCAAACCGGATATCAGAATCCTCAAACAACGCCAAATGGATATCCAGTTCCAGCATCATTTCATTGCCGATCAGTATTTCTCCCGATTTGCACTTATCGATGTATTCAAGCAGCCAAGATTCGGGATGCTCTTTTCTAAGTTCCTTTAGATCGCTCATGTCAATATTGCTTATACAAGATGTCATTTGCTTTCCAAAGGCCGACCGCACCTACAATCAGCACTATAATAAGGCCCCCAATAACCCTTGGCTCATAAATATCAAGCTTTCGCGCGTTCACCACCAAAGCAAAAATGATAGGCAGAAAATATGAGGCCACATACAGGGTAATTGCCTTTTTATTCAAATTCCGCAAGTTCCTCATCCTCCTCATCCTGCGCCGCTCCAAGGTGCTTTACCAACTTATCCAGTATGTTTGTGAGAGTGGCGGAATGTTTTGCAATCTCTCCGGATATTGGCAGCGTGCGCTGCAGCGTGGCGTTTTCAGGATTAAATTTCACTAATCCGGACTTAATCGCCTGCTCATTCAGTTGCTTGAGGTACAATCTTTCATAGGCCGCCTGTTCGACCAGGCCGGCCAATGCAGCCACCTTATTTTCATCAGCGCCCGGAAACGTAGCTTTGAGCCGCTCAATCTCGGCCTCCAACTCTTCATTTTGCAAGTTTTTTCACCACCTCGAAATTTCAAAACCAAAAAGTCAAATTTTCCTTGTGTATCGCAAAGAGGCCCATATGCAGTAAATCATTGATCGGAATTTTCCCGACAAGCGGGGGGCCATCCATCAACTACTCTTTTGGTCTTTGAACTTTTTTCTCTCCAGTTTCTTCATTCCACCATCTCATTAAATCTTCGGGGATTGGCATTTCTAAAGTAAGGAAATGATCAATTAATTCCTTCAATTTCTCTTTCTTTGTCTTTGTAGCCAATCCATCCACAATAGTGCATTTAAGCATCGCCATTACGAACCCGTCCTTTCATATGTCGCCCACCAATCAGTGATATACTGGTCCCACTTCTCTGGCCGGCTGCTCTGGCGCCGACGGTCAAAACATTCCTGCATTGTGCTTTCACAATAGATTAACTCCGCTCCTAGGGTTTGTGCGCTCCGCTCCCGATCATATTTATCAGGATATCCACCGATTACATATGCGTCATACCATTGACCGTGCCGTGTCTTGATCTGATCCAGTAGATTGTCACGCAAAGCAAATACGTTAAATCGGACATTATCCGGTTTACTGTATTCGGGCTGCATCGTAATTGCAGACCATAGCCGATCGATGTCCAATACAATATCCCCTGCTCGCATCATCTCGCGTACCGCAGATGTTTTACCAGACAGAGGAGAACCCCACACAATATAGACGTGCTTTTGATGCCCAAAGCGTCGATGCTCTTTGTTATGGCAGTCAAGACAGATGATCTCAATCAAATCAGGATTTAGGGATATGGCCGGATTATCTACATTTTCCTCGGTCAACTCTACCGTATGGTGGCCGATCAATTGCTCCCAATCCTCTTTTGTGATCGCGGTAAAACCGCAGCGTGCACACCTGCCGCCGCGCTCTACCTTGAGGCAATAGGATAAATCCCGCCATGGCTTATGGCAATAAAAATCATGTACTTTGTCCATTACCAATACCTCTTGCCGTCAATATCCTTGTCATGCTCAAATTTCTTTTCATCCAGCTTTTCTTTCCCGGCATTTCGGCGCCACTTTTCACTTCGGCGGTTATTGAGCCAAGCGAGTTGTGCGGTAGTATCCGGCGGAACATACTTCTGGATTTCTACTTTTTCTACCGTTTCTTCCTCACATCTGCGGCCGTTTTCATCCCAAAACACACGCTTGCACTTGACCGCCGCCTCTTCTGTGACGTAGTAACCAACGCATTTTTTGTGCAGCGAGGTTTCCACTTCGTAATCCGTAACCTCTTTGCCTTTTTTTAAAGCCTCCGAAATATCCGGATACTTTGACATCCAATCATAAAGCGTCGATGAGGTAATTTTTATTTTTGCGGCGATCTCTTTATCGGTCAGGCCATCACGAGCCCAGCCCTCCAGCAGAATCAAACCTTCAGGTGTTAGCCACTTTTGATATTTGCCTTTCGCCACATCTCCCACCACCTCGATTATAAAAAAATACATGGAAAAGCGCAGCATACATTTGTGATATGCGCATTAAATACTTATAATTGTTTGTTGAAAGCCCTTGACTTATGCGCATTAAGTGTGTATAATACAATCATGAGGTGAGACAATATGAAGCGCAGGGACTTAATCAAACGTTTAGAACTAAATGGTTGGTGGAAAATAAGGGAAGGTGCAAACCACGACATTTACACTAACGGGACGCAAAGCGAACCGATCCCCCGCCACACCGAAATCAATGAATTACTTGCAAAGGCTATCATCAAGCGGCAGGGGCTGAAATAAAGCCCCGCCGCGACGGTTAAATAAATGGAGGTGTTTTTTTGTGAAGAAAGTTTATCCCGTTGTCCTCACCCCTGCCGAACTCGGATTTGTCGTATATGTCCCTGATCTTAAAATAAACACAGAGGGAAATGACGTTGCTGACGCCATTTCAATGGCCCGTGACGCAATCGGCCTCTGGGGAATTACAGAGCAGGATTTCGGAAGGACTATCCCTGATCCTTCTGAACTATCCAAAGTGTCCCACGAAGCAAACGAAATTGTAACACTGGTTGACATCGACTTTGATGCGTACCGGAGAGCGAACGATATGCGGACAATCCGTAAGAATGTTACTATTCCAAGTTGGCTAAATGAACTTGCTGAAAACTCTGGTGTTAATTTTTCTCAGGTCTTGCAGGATGGTCTGAAACAAAAGCTTCATGTTTCTGATCGATAATCTCAAATCCCCGCCTGAATCAGGCGGGGATTTCTTTTTATAACAAAAGCGCACCGCCGAAGCGATACGCTTTGAATATTCAGCTGGCCGGTTTGTTTCCGGCTATCAACCTGACTACGCACCTCCGCATGGATTTCGCGGATTGCTATCGGCCCAAGCGTTGCCGCTGGCCGTCTGGTACCACCGCCCGGCCCTGACCCGGCAGGCCCCAGCTTAATGCTGCGCCCGGTGGCATATTGCGCGGCGGCCGCCGCCATGTGACCGCCGCGAAATCAGGAGGACTGGTTTTTGTCTCACGCCCTATTCCTTAATTCATATATTACCATAGTTTTCCGGTAAATTTGTCTCATGTTTTTCTCATGATAAAACCGCTCCATTCTGATTTTCTAATATTCCGTGATGCCGTACATAGTGACGGTGAATTTGTAAAGAGCATTATCCTTGATGCGATATATCTGAGCGCGTTCATAACCAAGGCGTTTTATAAGTTCATCAATGTAATTGTGTGGCCGATCTATGTAAAACAGATCGATTACAAGCCGCTCCTCCTCAGATAATTTTGCCAAGCCGCGTTCAATCAGTCTCACCAGACGCCGATCCGCATGGTACACCAGTTTGAGCCGCTCCCTTTCTACGATATTATCCAGCAGAGCATCTTCTGCACGGCTTCCGCCGCCCTGCACCGGTGTTGAGTCAGAAGATCCGCTTTTTACAGATTCAAACCGTATTTTGAGTATCTGGATTTTCTCTGGTATGTTGGTAAGGCTCTCGTTCATGGCTCGGTACTTTTTGAGGTCCGTAATTGCGCATTCAGTCCATTTCATCGGTATCCTCCTCGCTGGTATTCTCTTCATCTTCGGTATACGGGAAATATTCCCGGCGGACAGTCACACTGTACCAAAAGGATTTCCCGCAGCTCTCGCACTCCGTATGGCACATGTCTGAGGATATTTCATCTGGTTCATGGCAATTCTGCACTGCTTTGCAATATGGGCAGATCAAATCTTCATCATCCATTTCGGTCACCTGCTTTCCTGATAAACCGGAACATAAAGGCTTCATCGCAGATCGTAATTACCTGCCCGTCAGAATCAACGCAGATTATCTCCATGAATGCAGGCTTGAATATGCCCACGCCATTAGGATAATTGGGGTCTTTCCATTGCGGCATCATGTTAACGCATTTATAAACAACCTCTTTGTAAATTACATCGTAATCACTGATATTCATTTTGCTTCCTCCCCCAAAAACATCATGGTCAAGCCTTTGGACATCGCGTATTCATACTCCATATTGGCACCTTTGCTTTCTCTCCACCCGGGCAGGAAGCATACGGTATTGCAGGCATCAATCATGGCATAGCAAATCGGCATGTAGGTTTCATGGGGCAACCCGGCCGGCATCGATGCAGGGCTAAACACTTTATGTCCTCTTCTTATCAATTCCAGTTCGGCAAGCGCGAACCGCTCCTGATAATTATCAATTCCCGTGATCGGGCCAGAGAGATATGTTACTGATTCAGGTTCCCGATGCTCCCGGTTATACTTTGCAATATTATGGCACATTACCGCTGTCGGGTCTTTCATGATTATTCCTCCCTTACATTCCGGACAACATTTCGCCAACCTCTTCCGGCGTCATGTTTTCCCATTCTCGCAATTCTTCTTTCAGATGCTTGTTTTCATTTTGCAGGCGCTCCACCTCTGCGACCAGCGCGGGAATATCGGTGCGGGCGTGGCAAGCAAATTCAAAATCATTTAATTCTGCCATTCTGGTAGCAAATCCGTAATAAGGAGTATTAAATCCGACATACTCTCCAATTTGTTTTGCATACCACGGCCCCGGCGTAGCAGCATCTGCCCGCGCCTTGATCTCTGCAAGATATTTCTGATCCATGGTTAATCCTCCCTCAAAGAATATACCGTCTAACACTTTCCACCCGCCAGAAGCTCGGCTCGCGTTTATATTTTTTAAGCCATGCTTGTACAACGGAGGTCAGTTGTTCCGAAAGATCATTCAGCTCATCTTGCTTTTTGCGGTCGTAAATATCCCAATCTTCTGCAAGTTCGCAAAAATCATACGCTTCACAAGCTATCTGTTCCAAAACGGTTTCAGCGTCTACCGTGGGCACAAAAGCAACATTTTCGCCAATGTAAACGCAGGAACGAGGTTCCTCTTCGGCGCTTTCCGCTTCTCTGGCGGCAACTAAGCACTCTCCGATTGTGTTGCAAGGATCGTTATACCAATTTTCAGCATCTTTATTAAAATTCCACGAGTATTTTTCCATGGCTTTCACCTCTCCAGAATTTTTTCAAGCCGATCAATTTTTCCGCGTAGACGGCGATTTTCGGCATTCACTTTGATAATCTCGTCTGTCAGGCGCTCGGTCGTTGAATCGCGGTTGTAGCAGGCCGCAGGTACAATTTCGCAGAGATAAACCGATTTTTTGCTATTGTCGAACGTGCTGTCAGTCTGTTCGATCTGAAGAATAACCGCTGTGGAATCTCTTATCTGATCCAAGGAATACAGAGCAAATCTGCTATCGGGATGTGTTTTTACCATGGTTTATGCCTCCTTTTTTAAATAGCACCAGCTTTGCGGCGCCCGGGTCAGGCCGAACCGCTCCAATGGTACAGGCTGATCGTATTTGATTGAGTTGGAAATGTGCCATCCGTATATTGCTTTGCCCTTTGCATACTCTGCAATTTCGTTCGGTTCCAAGCAGCTACCGTCCACGAGGCTGATCTGATACGGCCGGCGGGCGGCGCGCTCGACAAACCAGCAGATAAACTCCCCAACCACGCCACCAGCTCCCGGCTTGGTTTCATACATGTACACTTTAAACGGCATGCCACAAGCGGCACGAGGATATGTTTTTCGGAGTTCTACGGATTTTTCGCGGGTAAAAATCTTTCCGCTCCAGAATGGGCGAATGCTTGCTAATACGGAAATCATGTTGGCGCACTCCTTTCAAACTCTTTCCCACCGAACCCAAAAGAAAAAATCCGCTGGGAACTTCAAGCCTTGCATTAGGTTAAATATTAAAAACTGTGGAATTTCTTTGTGTCCATTTGCCATAAGCCCAAATTCCCTTTTATCTATCTGGCAAAGCTCCGCGGCCTCTGCGTAAGACAAACAACGAACAGCGCATGCTTCTCTGATCCTCTCCGGTACAATAAAGTCAACTTTTTTTCTTCTTTCGTGATGCATGACAGGATCAAACTCGCTCATTTTCTTTCCTCCTTCTCAAACTGCTATCGTATCGTTGAGTTCGGACATTGTGTATATGTTCTTCTGGCATTTTTCGGGCCAATTGGCGCGGGCCAGAGCGGTAGCAAACGGCGGCGGCACGGAATTCCCGCATTTTTGTGTCTGCTCGGTCTTGGAAATATGCCTGCCGTTGCAATCTGTCTCAATTTCATAATCCGGCGGAAATCCCTGCGCAGCGTATAATTCCCGCGGGGAAAGCATACGCAGCCCGATATCTACGATCATGTAATCGACACCGTAAATTGTCACCAGCCCAAATCGATCTTTTGCTGTCACTGTATCAAGGGGCTTATCTACGGCCTGCCCGGTGCCTTGACCGTAAAATTTAATCAGCAGCGCCTGAACCTCGGCAAAATGGCCCGCTCCTGATGTAATTGTACGTAACGGCTCTGTTACCGGCTGGCCAACACAATTATTATTCAGCTGTACAATGTTTGCTGATATTACCGCATTATGATCTATTGCCGTAATGGTAGGTAAAGGCTTATCTGCCGCGCTCCCAGAGCCTTTATATCCTCCGCCATAATATTTGGACAGGAAAGCGGTGACAGCAGCTTGCTTACCTGTGCTGACAACGGTCCCCAGAGGTTTATTCAGGCCCGGCACGCGCGGAGCCTGTCCTTTCCGCTCCCCGTATCCGGTTTGTATCAACGTAGCCGCCGCGAGCCCGTACCTCGGAGTAGTATCAATTGTCTGGATCGGTTGACTAAGAATTTGCCCCCGCACTTCATTTTTGCTTTTTTCGCTGTGATACTGGATAAGCGTTGGGGCAACAATCCCGTACCCGTGTTTGGCTGTTACTGTTGGCATGGGCTTTTCAATGGATTGCCCCCTGAAATTGCTCCCGCTGTGATTCACCTGCACTATAAACGGTTCTGGATTCTCGATCACGAATTTTTCAATTCCTCTGGCTATCCGCTTAAGAGTGTTTTCGGCAAGCGGCTTTTTGCGCTCAAAGATAGAGGGGCATTCCTGCGACCAGTCAATAATTTCTGCTGCTACTCTCCATGGTTTCAATTTTCCGGATTTTACTTCCGCGCTATTCGGGTCACCGTGCGTCGGCTCCGGCCACACTATCGGCTTTCCGTCGTTGCGGAAGAGCCCGAATAACCGCTCTCGCGATGTAGGCGCTCCGAAATCGCAAGCCTTTAGAGTCTTGAACTCGTACTCATAGCCAAGTTCTTTCATAGCCCGGCAAAAAGCCCGGAATGTTTCACCAGCTCGTTTTTTATCAGGTATGAGGTATTGTTGAGAAATTGGGACCACTTCACCCGGCGCCGCGATTTCCGATATCTCAACAATTTCCCCGGCTTCTTCGTCAAATACTTCGACGCGCTTTAACACGCGACCTGTATTTTTATCTCGCGCTGCAATCAAAGGACCCCAGGACATAAATTCTTTGACGTTTTCCATGCTGACAATTCGCGGATGTACGGTACCGGCCCACTTCACAATGACCCATGCAAGGCCGCGTATGTGTTTTTTAACCGGCTTTCCTCCCTTGGCTCTGGAAAAATGGGTGCAATCCGGGGAAAAGTGCGCCCACCCCACCGGGCGGCCTGCGCAAGCTTTGCGCGGGTCAACATCAAAAATGTTCTCATTATAATGCTTTGTGTACGGATGATTTTTCTTGTGCTGGGCTATTGCCCCGGCATCGTGGTTTACCCCGATCGTGACCGGCTCCCCGGTTGCAAATTCAAATCCCGTTGAAAATCCACCGCCGCCGCAAAATCCATCTATGGTTATTTCTGAAAACAAATCTATCTGCGGAGCGGATCTCGGGCTCTTCTTTTTCATCATGCGCCCTCTTGTCCCTGTTCGTTTCCACTCCGGACGAAATCAAAAAGAGTGGGCTGGCTGATCTGTGCTTCGATGGATTCCAGATAATTCACGCCATCCCGGAAGTAGTCGGTATTCAGCTCGATTCCGACTCCGTACCGACCCATTTTGACAGCCATGTAAGGTACCGTCATAAGGCCGCCGAACGGGTCCAGCACCGTATCCCCCGGATTGCTGTACCGGTTGATGATCCGCTCCACAATATCGATCTGCAGGGGGCAAACGTGGAGCTGCAGCCTTTTCTGACTCTGGGAGGTGTTAAGCGTGCGCATACGGTTTATGTCGTCCCACACTTCCGGGGATTTGCTGGCAGGCGGAGCGGTCATAAAGGTTTTGGATAACCGGCCGGCGGCATCGATTTCCTTTGTGATTTCCACATGTCGGTGAAAATCATACACGTTACATTGCGCAAATTTTTTGAATGTACGCTGCACCTGACTGATCGGCATTGCGCTGATCTCCTGACTGGTTAAAAAGCGATCCCCGGAGGACGGCCAGAAAGCATGTGCGTCGAGCTGCCACTCCGCGAGTGAATAATCATCCTTGGATTTTTGTACAGGCTCATCCGCATAGGCTTTTGTTCGGTTTGTGGGAAGCTTGCGGAACAGCAGAATGTATTCTGGGCAGCCTACGCCCATTTTACTGCCGTCTTTGCACTGCTCTGTGTAACCGAGCCGGTAGGTCTGGTTATTTTCTCGCACCACGTCCGTTACCACTGTGATCATGCCAAAATACTGAAAGCCGTGTCGCATATAGTGAGCGATGCACAGTGCATGAAACGGCTCAATGGTCGGCATTCCGGTTCCGGTCGCGCTGCCAAACAGGACCCGATCTTTGACGTGGCAGGCAAACACCCGCCCCGGCTTCAGGACGCGCAGCAGGTGCGGCGAAAGAAAATCCATCTGCTCAAAAAACCGCTCCGTATCCGGATTGTGTCCAAAATCGTTATAGCTGGCCGTGTATTCATAATGATTCCCGAACGGGATGCTGGTGTGAATCAGACCCACACTGTTATCCTGCATCCGCTCCATCTCCAGAATACAATCGTTATTGATCGCTCTGTAATGTGCTCCCTGCTTTTCCAATCGTTTCACCCCTATGTGTCGTTTCAGCTTTTCAATGATCGACGTACCAGACAGGCCGTATTTTTTCACGATAGCGGCCATTTTGGCGGTCATTTCATCGTACTGCTTCCACTTCTTTTTCAGCGCGGCCAGAACTTCCGCTTCTGTGTCCATGTAAATGATGTCGATAATCACCTGCTTTGGCTGCAAAAAGCGGTAAATGCGGTGGATCGCCTGAATAAAATCGTTGAACTCATAATCGATCCCGACAAACATCGCACGGTGACAATGCCGCTGGAAGTTGCACCCAGATCCGGACAGCTCTTTTTTTGTAGCGAGCAGCCGGAACTTGCCCTCAGAAAAGTCTATGGTGTTCCGCTCCCGGGTGTCGAGATCCTGCGAGCCGTAAATTTCGACGGCATCCGGCAGCACCTTTTTGATTTCCCGGCGCTCATCCTCCAAATCGTGCCATAGGATGAAATGCTCGAACCGGCTCCGATTGATGATCCGCTCCGCCTCCTTTACTCGCTCCGCTATGCTATCGCGCTTGATGCGATGTGCGGCCGGCAGAGATACGGAAGCATCCTGAAACAGCCTGACTTGATCGTTTTTATCGATCTCCGTGGCGCTTTTGGCTTTCAATTCGTGGTAAAAGACTTTGAGCGGCGGTAGATCATATCCGGTATCGTCATACCCTAAATCAGACGGCTTGCTGATATACAGCGCCCAGCTCGACACCCACAGCCAGAAATCATCCTCTTTACCGGGGTACAATGACAGGTTGTTGGCCTTAGTGCTGTCCCGCTTGAAAAATCGGGTAAGGGCTTGTCCGGTGTCCATGACCTCCAAAAATCCGGCGTAGTGGATCAACTCTTTGTATTTGTTCGGGGCCGGTGTCGCGGTCGCCACCAACTTAAAGGGAACACCCTTAAACTTGTCCAGGAACACCTGATAGGTTTTGCTTCCAAAACTGCGCAGGACAGATGCCTCATCGAGCCCCGCGGCGGCCTTAAAATATGTGGGGTCTATGTCCCCATCCCGGACGCGCTCATAGTTGGTAATCAGGATTTGATTCTTGCTGCGCCGGATCTCTTCCATGGTCCTCACATATTCCGGGGCCGGAATTTTGAGCTTGTCCAACGCATCCCGGTAAAACTCCTGTTTTACTCCCAGCGGCATGGTAATCAAAGACTGTCCGCCGGTCCGCTCAGACACAATACGTGAATACTCCAGTTCCTGCATGGTTTTTCCCAGCCCGAAAGCTTCAAACAGAGCGCGGCGCCCGCCCTTGACCGCCCACATCACCGCATCCCGCTGATGAGGCTTTAAGATCGGGTTTACATCGTCCGGCGTGATGGTAAACCCGCTTTCCGGGGCAATATCAATTTTGGATTGTAAGAAATCCAGATAACTCATGTGATTCACCTACTCTTCAAACTTCGCATAATCTTCTCTTGGCATGTCCAGCCCGATTTCATCACATATTACCCGATCGAGGTGTTCCCAAAATATCGGATCGTTTTTTGCCTCCTTTTTCAGGGCCGTCACCTCATCGTACACGGCGCCGAGCCGAACCGCTCCAAAACTAAAGCGGTGATTGAGGGCAAAAAACGCAAGCTTCATGCACCGGCGAAGAATCTCTTCTTCCTTTTCATCGATATAGGATTGCACCACTTTTTTACTTGTGGCGGGCATCAGTTGGCGCGGGGGAATTCTGGCTTTCATTTCAGGATCACTCCCTCATGGTATTCATCGATTACCGCAAACTGCGCCCTTTTTCCATAGAGACCATTTACAGGGTCCAGAAACAAAACCGCTCCATTAAATCTAACTTTCCAGTGTTCTGCTTCTCGTTGTGTAAGGTACTGCCTGCCGAAGTGCAACTTCATATCCCGCCAATATTCCCATGGCATAGTGTAAAATTTATCCTTAATCCCAAACACTACGAGCGCAGATGCCCCCATTTTGTAATGGCTTTCGAGGGTTTCCATTTGCCTATCCGTAAGAGCGCGGCGTTCAATCTTATCAGTAGTGGTATACTTAGCCTCAAATATGATAGAGCGCCCGCCCGCAAGCGTTCCCTGATAGTCAGGTTGTGCCAGATCAATAAATCGTCCGGTAAAAGTTCCGTTCGAGTGCTTTTTCATCACCCGGAACGACTCAGGGGTTTTGTCAATGTCCGCCCGACCGGTCTGCTTGTAATACTCGCAAGCCTTTTTCAAAACATCTTCAAAAATGTGGCCCTGTGCGTTGTTTCGCATCCCGCGAATCTGATTCATTGGATTCGGCTTGTATCCCAAAACGTTCACCTCTCTATTTTTTCTTCCGGCGCTTTTTCGCGGCCGTCCGGTCTTTTGCGGGCTTGGCGTACATAGACACCATTGTTTTCATGCGGCGATATGCCCCGCCGTCGTGGCGCTGCTTGCTTTTCATACCGCACCGCCCTTTCCGTTCTCGGCCAATGCGGCAAAACTCATATGTTCATAGGCTTCTAGGTCATATGTGGGAGCTGCGGAGGATCCGGATACAACTTTGTTTGCAGGTCCACTGCTGCCGCCTCTATCCTGCTCCCGGGCCAGCCATGATGTGACAAACCTCAGGACTCCGCCACGCGTCTTACGCTTTGACGGATTGGCGATGCACCAGCCTTTCATGTTGCGCAACTCCTGTGCGATATTCACCGCCGCGTACAGTTCCGCCCATTCCCTCACCTGCTGCGGGAAAATCGGATACTCAGATTTATCATTGAGCAGCAGAGTGATAAACGGCGGTTCCATATGTTCCGCGAGCGCTGGCACGACTCCGCCTGCAGGTAATTTGGGCTTACTTCGTTTTTTGCGCTTCCAAGGCACGTCCGGCCGGAGCGAAAAGCAGCCATCCTCCGAAATATCAAAAAGCCTGTACTGCCGGATCACCGTTTCGACCTTCGCGGCGGTGGTGTTGTATTCTCTGGCAAGCGCCGGTATCAGTTCTACCCGGCAACTTTCCGGGTGCCGCTGTTCGGTATCATCCAACATAAGGAGAATCCCGTATCCCTCCGGCCCCAGCTGGTCAATCAGCAACATGATTCTTGGGTCATTTCCCATTTTGCGTCCCTCCCAAGCTATTCTTTTTTCTTGTGGGCTTTGCGCGGTGGCTTGTCCGATAACTGCACCATGCTATAAAATTGGTACGGGTATCCGGTCACCTTGCTGATCCCGTTTACCGTCTTACCCTTTTCTATGTAGTACCCCCACGCGGCGCGGGGCTCTTTCAGCCATTTGCTTCGGGGAACCACTTCATTTTCCGGCTCTGGAATAACGAGATTCCGGGACGGAGAATATCTTTTTTTATAAGACATTTCCCCGCTGCGGAATGTTTTGCTGGTACGCTTGATGATATAGGCCGCCAACTTTGCATATTGCCCGGTATCGTCCAGCGGAACAAATCTTATCCGGCCCCACGGCCATAAAGCGGACAATATCCGCAGGTCGATGTAATTACAGATCATGTGGAAATGGATTTTCTTTTGCCCACGGCTTCCGCGCTCCGCGGCAAAAACATATTTGAGATCCTTTCCCTCTTTCCGGTACGCGTTTTGTATGCGGCGAATAAAATTCCGAAACAATTTCTTGGCTTTTTCTGGTTGTGGGTTTAAATCTCCACCGAATCCCAGATTCATGTGGAAATCCCCCTCCCGAAAATTAGCGTTTATAAGCCACCGGAGTTTCCGTTCTGCATTATCCTGATTGATTTTTTCCATTTCTTCCGGAGTCGGCTTCCGATTTTCCGCCCGGGGGATTCCCTTAACGTGATATCTGGCGGAATACTTTTTCCTGACTTCGATCACCCGGCCGGTTTTTACCTTCTCGATCAGATAAGGCATGGTAAAATACTCCTATCTGGTCGTAAATCTAATACTTTTATCAAGCCTGATCGCGGCCCGCACGGCCGCATTCCACTTGACTTTTTCGGCCCTGCATGATAAAATAAATTAAAGCATTTTTGCCTATGCAGGGCAGGATGATGGTTGCGTTTGCGGCGCTGCCATCATCCTTTTTTTATCCTGTTTTCAAGGTGCATCAGATCCCGACCTGTCTTTTTCCTCTTGTTTTTCGCAGTAGTCCTTAATCATTTTTAGAACATCCGGACGAAAAAGCATTAACTCAAACGATAATCTTTCTATGTCCGACATGGGGTAATGCGAGTTTACGCCGTACCTGGCGCAAAATCGCGCCCGCAGTTCCAGTACGACAGGATGATTGATATTTACAAGATAATAGCTGTTTGGGAAACTGATTTTTTCCAGCCCTGGCATGTTGGCAACCTTAGACGCAAGCTCGGTGATCTCTGTCGGCAATTCCGCCGCCTGCATAGTCTCTGACACTAATATCATTCCTTCCCTTTAGCTTTTTCCCGGTCACTTTGCGGGTGCAGCCTTTTCCGGGCGGGCATCCGCGCGGAATCCCGGTTAAGAACATAAAGTCGCAGGTAACGTCCCCGGAACCGGTCTTGCCTCGATATTTGCAGCCGTTACACTCTCTTCGGTTCACGAGCGGTCCCTCCTGATTCGGCGGTGTTGTCTCTGGTCGCGCCGAAAGGATTTTTCCACCCATCGTTCAAGCCAGCACAAGCGAATAGCCAGCACAAGCGAGACCAACGCCAACGCAGCGAATGATGCGGCAAGAGCCGAAATAATTACTTCTTGATTCATGCCTTTTCACGCTCCTTTTATGTGTTTTGGAGATATTCAAGCGGATCCCTGCCAGCATCTGCGGCGGCAGTTATCAGCGCTTCTCTCAGTTCTTCCTTACTCCATATGTCTGTCACTGCCGGCTGGTACTTCTGCAGGATGATCCTGCTGCCATCCACAAAGATTTCAAGCGGGGTTCCATGCGCTATGCCCATGGTTTTGCAGAGTTCTTTCGGTATTACGACACGGCCAAATTTGTCGACCGGCCGTATCATTCCAGTAGATTTCATGGGTTGTCCTCCTCTCCCAAGCATTCGCGGGAAACCTTATCCGGAAATTCCGGATCATATTCGTCGTCTATGCTTCTGCGGTCAATTTTTTCTCGCACGAGGTCAAAAAGATTTATTTGCCCACCGAGGAAACCTTCCGGATCCTCAAAAACGCCTTTGATCGTATCGGTTCCGCTTCCGCGAGCGTAAAACAACTTTTTGAGCTGCTCATCCATGCCGTAATTCATCAAAGCTTTATATTGGCTCGGGTGGGTATGACGCAGGGCCTCTAAATGGTTGTCCCGGAATAAAATATCCGTAGCACAGCCAAAGCAGCCGTTACGTGGAATTTTATGTTCTATGCCCTTGCTATCTGTCCAGGTTATGTCATAGAGCGGAGCATATGGCACATCAAACAGGCGGATATACTCCCAGATATCATCGTCCGTCCAGATTTGCAGCGGGTTGCAATGATAAAATGGATCATCGCCCAAGTGATCGCGGTGCGATTTGTACAAATATCCGCGTGTTGCAAAGTTCGTCCGGCGCGTCCGGCTCTCGCTGGCCATGAGGCCCTTAAAAATCACATCGACATCAAGTTCCGCCTGCATTCGTTCAGAAGGATCCTTTTTCAGGAGCTTGCAGCAGTGCTGGGAAAACTTGCACTCTTTCAGGACGTCATAATATTGAAGCAGTTCCTCCTTATTGCTCGCACTCTCGGAAAATCGCAGGAAACAATCAATATTGATGCGTCGGGCGTCAAGCTTGCTGGCCGCCTTGCCGAGGATCGGGAAACCGTACTGATCGCAGCACCACCAATATGACATTGGCGTATCCTTTGGCCAGATTAGCTTTCGGGTTCGGAAGTCCTCCCACATTTCAAGTGTTGCCTTGCTTTCCAGCGTGCGCGTGGATTTTAGTTTTCCGTCAGCCTTTAGTACCTCTCCGATCCGGCCCTCCTGAATAAGCCAATCCAACACTTCGCGCTGTGCCTTGTATTTCAGTCCCTCTTCATTGGTGCGGGAAAGTTTGGTTTCGTGGAAATGCTCACCGCCCCACTCTTTCCCGATTTTTCGGGCAAAATGCAGCGATTCCGGAAATTCCACGCCTGTGTTACCATAAATAATTTCAACCAACTTTTCCGGAAAATAGGTGCGTATCAGATGCCACAGTACCGTGCTATCCTTGCCGCCTGAAAAAGCAATCGCGGCAGTATGCTTGTTTACGGCAAATCCGCTGCCAATCGCCTCAATGGATTTTCCGATTTTGTAATCCAGCGGCTTTTTTAGCTCTATGGCAATGTCTTGAAATGACATGTACATCGTCTTTCTATCCTTTCCTCCGGCCGCGGCTATTTAGCGAACTGCCTCTCCAACTCAAAAATCGCCCACCGAAGCACCGCCGCAGCATCCGGATCCTTTTTCTCGATCTTGTGCAGCAAGTCATACAGTCGGTCAATACGCTTTTGCTCTAATGTCATGGTGTACACCCCACTTTCTTCCCGCCCCGCAGGGCTTGTCCAAATCTGACCGCCCGGTGCCGCCACCACTGAGCCTACGAAACTTTTCGCTGGTCAATGTACGTCATTAGGTCGTCTTTATTCACTCGCCAGAGTTTCCCGACCTTAAAGGCCGGGAATTGACCCTTCTGGCACAACTTATGCAGAGAATCAAGGCTGATTCCAAGTAAGGTCGCCGCATAGGCGAGGTCAAAAATAACCGGTACCTTATCCCAATTGGTTTCCTTTTTTGGCACGGTAGTTTCTCCTTTCTGCTCTGCTTACGCGGGGCGTTTTTATGCTGACTTTTGCGGCTGGTCATCATCGCTAGCAAAGAGGTATTCTAAGCGGTACCCAATGAAGAAAGCATTCCGAATTTTCAATGTTTCAGGAAACGAGAAAACGCTCTCGCCTGTCAGTTTGCTTCGAACGGTTCTTTCCGAGCAATTTAAAACGCGACAAACATCTGCCGTAGTGACACCGTATCTCGCCATTTCAGCTTTTAAATTATTCATATCTTTGCTCCTTTCCACCATTAGCGGTTGTTTATGGACACAATATACCACCTTTAACGGTGGAAGTCAATCGTATTTTTGAAATTTTCCACCGTTTAAGGAAATTTTCTGCTTGCAATCTAAAAAATCCCGTGATACTATTGAGGCGTAAGGAAGTGAAAAAATGGATTGGTTAGATCGATTGAAAAATATGAAGCAACAAAGTGGGTTGACTACAAGAGAGATTGCCTCGCAGTCTGGATTGCCAGAGCCCACTCTAGAAAAACTGTTTGCCGGTCAAACAAAAGATCCTAAATTAAACACTATTAAAACGGTAGTTCATTTCTTGGGGTTTACACTTGATGATTTGGCCCCTGAAAACGAAAATTCCCCCGCCTCGGCAAAAGCCGAAACAGGGGAATTGAATGAACAAGAACAAACGTTAATACATAATTACCGTGCTCTCAATGATGAAGGGCAGGAGAAACTATTTGACTACTCGGAGGACTTAGTTTCTTCCGGCAGATACACAAAAAATAATAAGCCTGAAATATCACAGGAAGCGTAAATAGCCCCACACACTACCGCTAATAGTATGTGGGGCAAAGTGGATACTCCCGGGATAGGAAGCCTCCAAAAATATTGTAGCATATTGGAATAATATGTCAATAAATTGGAGGGATGTTTATGATAGAGATTGTATTCGGCGGCTCTTCTATACCTATTTCTCGCACTGAAAAAGGGAGAAGCCTCTTAAATGATTTAAACGATTATATTGTACTAGATTTAGAAACAACCGGCCTTGACCCCAAATATGATAGTATTATCGAATTGGCCGCCGTTCAGATTCATAACGGAGAAATTGCGAAAACCTTTCAGTCATTGATAAACCCCGGTTTTGAAATCAGCGGTTTCATTACTGAACTAACTGGAATTTCAAATGACATGCTCGCAATCGCTCCTGAATTGGAGCAGGTTTTTCCTGAATTTCTCGATTTTGTCGGAGACAGCGTTGTGGTTGGCCATAACGTGAACTTCGATGTAAATTTCATTTATGATAATTGCATGTATCTTTTAGAAAAACCCTTTCAAAATGATTTTATCGATACTATGCGTTTAAGTCGTCGTCTTTTCAAAGATGAGAACCATCACCGTCTCAGTGACCTTATCACCAGATTTGAAATTGCTGAAAACGTTGAACATCGAGCACTATCAGATGCGATCATGACCTACCAATGTTATGAATACATAAAAAAATACATGCAAGATCGTCATATAGATTTTGCGTCTCTGATTTCTTTTAAAAAGGGAGCTTGTGCAAAAGACATTCTCCCAACATGTACAGAATTTGATGAAACCACCCCAGCTTTTGGGAAATGCTTTGTTTTCACTGGCGTTTTAGATAAGATGTCTCGTTCCGATGCGATGCAGGTAGTTGTAAATTCTGGCGGTGTCTGTGCCGATTCGGTCACTCGCAAAACCAATTATCTTGTACTTGGCAGTTTTGAATACTCTTCTTCAGTTAAAGGCGGTAAGAGTACAAAACAGAAAAAAGCCGAAAAATTGAAAGTCGATGGTTTCGATATAGATATTATTTCGGAAAATGTTTTCTATGATCTCATTTCGCTGGAGGACAATTAAATGGAAGAAAAGAATATTCTTGAAAAAAACTGCTGCCCCGGAGAATGGGAAGCGTTCATTAGTACCGACGAAAAAATAATTCATCTGAAAAAATGGGGGCTTTGTCCTAAAACCTTTTCAGAAGCAAAGCCTATATATTATCAAGGAATTCGCTCTATCGAAAAAAAGATCCTTATTGATGTAATTGGACATGATGGCACTGACATAGCAGTTATTGATTTATTTGGATCGCCCCATAAAATACATGCTGATTATTTAAAGGAAATGCAGCCTACTAAAAAGGAGGCAGAACAACTCCAATGTATGATAGTTTAGATATTCTAAATGCAATTATTGATATGATTAAGCCCGAATATTTACAAGGATCCGAAATTAAGGTAAAGAAAAACGCTTCGAAATATGATAGCATCATCGTTACTTCTCGGAAAACTGTTTATCGGAATGCAGATACAGGTGAACTCCTTTTGGGCCGTGTCGTATCAGATAAAAGTGGGTGTACTGTCAGTTTCTCTCAAAAGTATGCTGACGATTTTTATAAGTTGGGCATTGAACATAAGGAAAGTAAATTTGGAAAAAATTTTATTCAGATAGACGGTAGTTCCTTTTCTCCCATATTTCAAAATCGTACTGCTCTTTCAAAAATTATTAATCAAATCTTTATCGATCTTTTTTCTTTTCCCTCTTTTGGCTGCTGTTCAAACTATGTTCAATGCAGCGATGTAAAGCATTGTGTACATCCTGATCTTGCCTATGCGACAGCGTGCCAATATAGAGGAAATTTAGAAAGCGGTAGAATCTTTTACGGAAAAAATCGTAATATTTAAAATCAAAAAGCCGCTCCGGTTGCATCCGGAACGGCTCACCATCAACCAGGGGGCTGACGGTACAATAACACATATTATTATACTGTTTCAGCCCTCCAAAATTAACATAGGAGGGCTTTTCTATGCCAAAAAAAGAAAGCAAGCCCGTCAGGAAACGGGTGTACCTCGGGAAAGGGGACAACGGCCGGCCAATTTATAAATCCGTCACCGGCAAAAACGATGCAGAGGCTTCGGAAAAAGCCTTGCAAATTAAGCTTGCCATGCGAAAAGGGATTGATGTCACTGCCGACAGGGACACCTTTAAAAAATGGGCCGATCGCTGGCTGGCGCTCAAAAAGGACGACGTATCCGCCGGCCGCCTGAATATTTACAGCTACGCCATTGATAAGATGGAACCTTTATGGCTCACCCCGATCATCAAAGTACGCACGGGCGATATACAGGACATCATCAACGATCTGGCCGAGAAGAACCCACGAACCGGCAAGCCCACCGCCCGAAAGACCCTGATCGATGTAAAAAGCGCCGCTGTACAGATTTTCCAACTCGCCGTTGAGCAGCGCGTGATCGACTACAACCCGGCTGCAGCCGTCAAAATACCAAAAAAGGCCCCTCAATCCTCGCGCAGGGCATTGACGCACGAGGAGCAGCAATGGATCGTCAACACGCCTCATCGTGCGCAGCGCGGCGCCATGATCATGATGTATGCGGGCCTGCGCCGCGGGGAACTGATCCCGCTCCTCTGGTCCGACATTGATCTAAAGGCCCAAACGATCGACATTAATAAATCCGTTGAGATCATCGACGGCAAATCCGTCCAAAAGGACGGCAAAGCAAAAACAGAGTCCAGCATCCGCGTCGTAAACATTCCACAGCAGCTCGTCGATTTCCTGACGTTTGAAAAAAAGAAATCCGGCATCACGCTGGAAACTGAAAACACTCTGGTTTTACAATCCGCAAAGGGTACTATGCTGACAGAAAGTGGCTGGCAGAGGCTATGGCAATCCTACTGGGCCACGCTCAATTTGAAATACGGAGATTTCACCGCATATAAAAAGGCTCACCCGGAAATAGATTTTGAAAAACCGGAATCTGTCTACAATCCGCACGGCGTGCCGCCGATGATCCCGCCAATTACCGCACACTGGCTGCGCCATACTTTTGCTACGCTCCTTTATTTGGCAGAAGTGGACGTATTAACAGCGAGGGACCAGTTAGGCCATTCTGATATTAAAACCACGCTGGAGATTTACACGCATCTGGATAAGGTCTATAAGCGGCACAGCATGGACAAACTGAGTCAATATATCTCCGGAAAAAGCACGAATCCTAAATCATTCGTACCTATCGTAAGTAAAAGTGCCACATGA